TGGTAGAAAAGTACCTTGTAAAGATGTAATTGGTGGTATTGTTAGAGCTTGGTTCTGCGATTTTGGAGAACTTGGAACTGTAACAAAAACCGCTGATGAAATCACAGATATGACAGGTACAATAACTCTGCTACAATATGATTTAAAAGGAACTAATAGCTTGGAAACTGCTATTACATCCTCAAGAGAGAATGGAACAACATTCTTTGAAGAAACATTAACTTTAACACTACCTAAATTATCTAAAGAAGATAATAAGGAACTAAAACTAATGGCTTACGGAAGACCTCATATCTGCGTAGAAGATAGAAATGGTAATTTCTTATTATGTGGATTAGAGCACGGAATGGAAGTAACTGGTGGAAGTATAGCTACAGGAACTGCATTTGGTGACTTAAGCGGTTACTCACTAACGCTAACAGGACAAGAGCTTGAACCAGCTAATTTTATTGCTGGTGGAACTTCTGCTGACCCTCTGGCTGGAATGAGTTCTGCAACTGTAACAGTAACTGTAGGTACAAATAGTTAAAAAATACGCGATTAATATAATTGTGTGATTCATAATATATAGTTTGATTGGAGGGGTGGAAGTGATTAGCCACCCCTTTTTTATTAAAAAAATATGCAAATATTAACTACAAGTGGCACACGAATTATTAACTTTATACCAAGAGAAACAATTTTAGGTACTAAAACTTATAAATTAGTGATAAAGTCAGAAGCTCAAAATAAAGTTTTATTTACAGATGTTAATGCAACATTTGCTGAATTAGATTACTATTATCAATATTCAACTACTCAAGCATTAATTGAGAATAATTACTATACTATTACAATCACCAATACAACAGATAACGCAATAATTTTTAAAGACAAAATGTATTGTTCAGACCAAACACTTTCAGACTATGAAATTTCAAACGGTGTTTATATAGAACAAAGCACAGGAGACAATCAATTTATATATTATGGATAATCTACATTTAATACAATTAGGCCAATACGAAAGGCCAACAATCACAGAAGAACGAAACAAAGATTGGGTTTCAATAGGCGATAATAACGACTATTACCAAAGCCTTATTTCGGCTTATATGGATAGCACAACAAACAATGCAGTAATTAATGGTGTTGTTAATCAAATTTATGGTAAAGGATTAGATGCTACTGATTCAGCACAAAAGCCTGACCAATATGCACAAATGAAAAGTTTGGTAAAACCTCACGATTTAAGAAACGTTTGCCAAGATTTAAAATTATTAGGCGAAGCTGCTTTTCAAATAACTTACAATGGTAATAAAATATCAGCAATAACACACTTTCCAAGAGAAACGTTAAGAGCTGAAAAGATGAATGATAATGGCGAAGTAAAGAACTATTTTTATTCTGCTGATTGGACAAAAGTTGATAGAAATACAAAACTAAAAAAGTTTCCTGTTTTTGGTAGTGGCGCACAAAATGAAATATTTATTATAAAAAGATATGTAACTGGTTTTTATTATTATTCGCCAGCAGATTATAATACTGCTTATGCTACACTTGAAAACGAAATTGCTTGTTATTTAATTAACGATACTCAAAATGGCTTTAGTGGTACAAAGGTTGTAAACTTTAACAATGGCGTGCCAGATAGAGAGAAGCAACTTGCTATTAAGAATGATGTAATGAATAAGCTCACAGGAAGTTACGGTGAGCGTGTAATTGTCGCATTCAATAATAATGCAGAAAGCAAAACGAGTGTTGAAAATATACCACTTGATAATGCACCTCAGCACTATGAATATTTAAGCACAGAATGTTCTAAGAAAATTATGTTAACTCACAGAGTTACTTCACCATTATTATTAGGCTTATCTTCTGCTAATGGTTTTTCAAGCAATGCTGATGAAATAGAGAACGCGTCAAGGCTTTTTAATAACGTAGTAATACAACCATATCAAAACCTTTTAATTGATAGCTTAGATGCAATTTTAGCAGTTAATGATATTAGTTTAAATCTTTACTTTAAAACTATTGAACCACTTGAGTTTATGGATTTAGAGAATGTTGAAGGTGAAGAAAACATTGAAGAACAAACTGGAATAAAGGAAGAAGAAGAAAGCACAGAGCTTGAAATAATGGCTTCTAAGAGTGTTTCTAATAAAGATAGTGATGAACTATTAAAAGATGCTTTAGATTCGCTTAAAGGCGTTAAAATGGATACTAAAGAGTTTGAAATAGTTGATATTAGAGATTTAGATGATGAAAATGAAAGTGTTGAGGATTGGGCTAAATCAATGATACAATTAAGTGATATTGTAGATAGTAAAGAAGATGGATTTTCTACTTTAGATAAATCAATGTATAAAGTAAGATACAAATATGCTAAAGGTAGCAGTAGAGGTGGAGAAAGCAGAGAGTTTTGCAAAGAGATGATGAGCAGAACTGGAGCTGGTATTGTTTATAGGTTAGAAGATATTGATAAAGCAAGCAGAGATATGAATTTTAAAGCTGCTAAATTACCAATGCACAAAGGCCAAAAATACGATTTGTTTAAATTTAAAGGTGGTGTTTATTGCAGACACAAATGGCAACAGATTTTATACAAAATTAAAAAAGGAAAAGAAGTTGGTAGTGATGATTTAGATGATTACAAGAAAAGTAAAACTATACCAAAGAGTTACGAACCAAAACCAAGAGGTAGAAAACAAGCAAAGAAAGCTCCAGTAAATATGCCTAATAATGGACATCACCCAAATTATAAAGGAAAATGAGTAAAGCATTATTTGTAACAAGACACGATATTTCAGTATTTACTGCTGCTAATGGTAATATAGATAATGATAAAATATTACCGTATATTAACCAAGCACAAGATATACACATACAGAATTACTTAGGTACTGAATTATATGTTAAAATACAAAATGAAATAGTTGCTGGTACTTTAGCAAATCCTTACTTAGCTTTATTAAACGATTATATAAAACCAATGCTACTACATTGGTCAATGGTAGAATACTTACCTTACGCTGGTGTTAATATTTCAAACGGTGGTATATATACTAAGAATCCTGAAAATAGCACAGCACTAACAAAAGAACACGTAGATAGCTTAGTTGAAAGAAGTAGAACAACAGCACAGTTTTACACGAACAGATTTATAGATTTTATGCAAAATAACGCAGCTGGATTAATACCTGAGTATTATAGTAATTCTCAAGAAGATATGTATCCAGATGATGTTGCAGATTTTGGAGGTTGGGTACTTTAAAAATATATTATGCCAGATAATAACATAGAATGGGGACAAGGTGGTGTTAACAACAGCAACGATTGGGGAAAAGCAAAAGCTAATTCCACCAATAACTTTGGTGCTGTTTATGATAGTTCGCCAAGTGGTGATACTAACATTGCTGGTGGACAACCTGTTGTTTCAATAACTTATTCTGCAAGTGCTTTTTGTGCTGATGCAAGCGACCCTACACCAACAGTTCAAAATAATGCTGGTGCTGGTACATTTAGCTCTACAACTGGTTTAGTGTTTATTAGTACATCAACTGGTGAAGTTGATATTTCTGCTTCTACTGCTGGAAGTTATGTAATTACATATACAGATACAGATGCAGCAACTGCTACATTTAACTTAAGTATTAATGCTTTACCAACTGTTATTGTAAATACTTCTGCTGGTACTATTTGTAATGGTGAAAGCACAATATTAACCGCAAGTGGTGCTTCTACTTATGTATGGAATGATGGTAATACAGATAATCCAAGAACAGTATCACCAACAACAACAACTTTATTTACTGCAACAGGAACAGATTCTAATGGTTGTGTAAGTTCTGGTGGAACTACAATTACTGTTAATGCTTTACCAACTGTAGAAATTACTGGTACTTTAACTTATTGTGCTGGTAGTACAACAACACTAACTGCAACTGCTGGTTTATCTTCTTATTTATGGAGTACTGGAGCAACTACACAAGCTATAAATGTAACTTCTGGTAGTTATACAGTAACTGGAACTGATTCTAATGGATGTAGTGCTACTTCTGCTGCTTCTGCAGTAACAGAATTACCTTTAGATGTTGCTACGGTTGTTTATGATTCAAGTGCTTATTGTCAAGTGCCTACTGGTGCTACTGCTGTAGATGGTTATTATCCATTATATTCTACTGAATCTGCTTCTAATGCAGTTAGTTCAGATGGTACTTCACACAGCCACGTATTAGGTGGGGTTACTTACTATATGCCAAACGCTGGAATAGTAGTTTATCATGGAACTTATTCACTAACCACTACTCCTACTATCACTGGTCAATCTGGAACATTTAATAGTCCATCTGGATTGAGTATTGATGCAAATGGTGTTATTAATAAAAACGCTTCTACTGCTGGAACTTATAGTGTAATATATACTACTAATGGAAGTTGTCCAATAACAGTAACTAATTCAATAACTATAACTGCTTTAGATAATGCAACATTTAATTTTAGTTCAAGTGCTTACTGTAATAATGTTTCAGACCCAACACCTTCTAAGAGTGCTTCAGGAACATTTAGCTCATCTACTGGTTTAAATATTAACACTTCTACTGGTGAAGTTGATTTAGATGCAAGTACTGCTGGAACTTATGTTATTGGTTTTGTAACAAGTGGAAGTTGTCCAAATAGTTCTATTCAAACTTTAACTATTAATGCTGCTCCTACTGTAGCTATTAGTGGAACACTTTCTTACTGTGCTGGTTCTAATACTACGTTAACTGCTACTGCTGGATTAAGTAGTTATTTATGGTCAAGTGGTGAAACTACACAAAGCATAACTGCAACCGCTGGAAGTTATACTGTTACTGGTACAGATAGCAATGGTTGTTCTACTACTTCTTCGAGTGTAACAGTAACTGAAACTGCTTTAGACAACGCTGCATTTAGTTATTCTGCAAGTAGTTACGCACCAACAGATGCAGACCCAACACCAACTATTACTGGTTTAACTGGCGGAACATTTAGCGGAACTACTGGATTAGTAATTAACTCAACTACTGGTGAAATAGATTTAAGTGCTTCTACTGTTGCAAGTCATACAATTACTTATGATACCACTTCAAGTGGTTCAAGTGTTTGTCCAAATACATCTACTCAAACTGTAGAAATAGCTGTGGCTGGTATTGCTAATAATTACAGTATGAGCTTTGATGGGAACAATGACTATATAGATTTTGGTGATAATATAAATATTTCTGGTGATGCAACTTTTTCTTTTTGGTTATATAGAGAATCTACTTCTCCTTCTAATGAAGGTGGAATTATTACAATAGCACCAAGTGGAGCAACAAGTGATTATATTTCTATCTCATTATGGTCTGATAAAATCCAAGCAGTTGTATCAAATGGCGGCACTACAAATAGAACAAGTACTCAAACAATAAGTAAAAGTTCTTGGCATCATATAGTAGTAATAAAAAGTTCTACTGCAATTACATCAATGTATATTAATGGTAGTTCTGAAACTTTAGCTACTGGTGGTGGTTTTCATGGAACTTTAACAAATCTGCCACAAGCAACACTAATGAAAGCTGAATTTAATGGAACTAATTACTATGCTTCTGGCAAACTTGACGAGGTTGCAATTTGGGATACAGCTTTAACATCTACACAAGTATCGGAGATATATAACGCAACATCAACTAATTTAACTAAAGACTTAACCACAGTATCAGGTTCAAACCTAAAGTACTGGAATAGAATGGGAGATTAATATGAGTACAGAATTTACAAATAGACAATGGAGACTTCCTAATGCTTGGAATGGCTCGGAAAGTAATGTTAACAAGCAGAGTAACTATTCTATGGACTTTGATGGGAGTAGTTATGTTGAAGTAGGGCATTTAAATTTAACAAGAGCTTTTTCTTTAAGTTTTTGGGGAAATTATACAACCTCAGGAAATGGCATTAACATAATATCTCAAAACCAAACAGGTCAAGCTACTTTTGGAATGTATCAACTTACAGATGGTAAAATTAGATTTTGGGTTACAAGTTCAGGTAGTTATAATGCTTCAAATGAAATAACAGCTAATACTGCGACAAATAATGGAAATTGGAATAATATTATTTTAATTAATGATGGCACAAATTTAAAAATTTATATAAATGGAATTTTAGACAACTCAAGTTCTAATGGTGTTTCATCTCCGTATAATGGAACTGCAAATTTTTGGATTGGTGGCTCTCAAGCGGGGGGAGCTAAATTTGAGGGCAAAATAGACGCTGTATCCATTTATAATTACGCTCTTT